TAAGTGATGAAATTCGTTTTCTCTAAACCAACCATCTTCCATACCTTCCGCATCTGTTGAGATAGAAACTTCAAGTGTGTCTTCTACCCATTTGTCATATTCTGTTGGATTTTTTTTGACAACATTATCTTTTTTCACTTTGTCAATTGTCCACTTCCAAAGTTCATCTGCAAGTTCTTTTTGTGTGTTGTCTGTCATTTGTAGACAAATTACACGATTAATTTAATTCAAACAAGCCATTGCCAAACGTTGCATTTTGTGTGCTGTCATCTATGCATACCATATTCACAAGCTCCCTATCCAATGCGTTCTCGTCTTTGCAGATTGCAGTGCTGAAATCCTTAACTATGCGATTGAACATATCGATCTGCCTTGTAGTCAAATCGTTGTTTTTGCGTTTGTTGATTTTTTTCACAATGCCACTGAGTGCATCCAACATCGAAATTGGCTCATCGTGCTGATTGCTTTTGTGAGGATATTTGTCTTTTGTTAGTATCTCCAATCTTTCAACAAAAGCAGTTAGACTTTCTCTTTTGCCATTAATCACACCTCTTTCCAAAAGTGTCGTGTAAAAAGTTATGATATGACTTGTGAGTCTTTTGTACTCACTTTCAATCATATTGTAATAATCTGTTGTGTTCTGTTTTGTGAGTTTGTTGTAGTAGTAATCCATTTCATTTCCTTTCTGTTGTTTTGAGATGAACTGCGTTCATCTACTCGTTTGCTTTCGCAAACTCGTATTTCTTAAACTGTTTACTTTACAGTTCTTTTGACATACTTCGCCCATTACGGACAAAGCATAAAAGTCTTTACAGACTTCCGACATATTGCATTAGACAACTAAAAATTAGCAAGGCGGTTATTCTGTACCTTTTAAGTCTGCTTCGTAACGGAAATTAATCAAAGCCAATGCAACGACTTTCAATTAATCTGATGTTGTATCTTTTTCACAGTGCATCATCGTTTGTGTTTGTGTTTGTGCAACTTGGGATAATTTTTTTGTAACGACTTGCAACGTTTTCCCTTACTAAACAGTGTTGCTATATTGCCTAAGTGATTGTGCCTATAAAAGTATTTATGTTTGCCTATAAAATAATTTTACTAGATGTAGGAAGAAAATTACAAGTGGTAAAAAAATTTATTTTACCAACCCATACTTTGTGGTGAGCTCGATAGGGCTCGAACCTATGACAGCCTCCTTAAAAGGGAGGTGCTCTACCAACTGAGCTACGAGCCCACAAAGTACGATTGTTAATACTATATTTTCCCAAAATTGCAAACACAAGGAATCGCACACATGCAAAAATAATCGTTGGTATTTGCGGATTAAATTTTTTTGTTTCTGTTATTTTTTCACTTTGTTCTTGTATGTGTGCAAAAAAGTTTACAAACTTACACTGTATATTTGTGCGTGCATTTTTTGCACACAGAACAGCACACAATAAACTTTGCACAAACACCGCACACAAACAAAATATAGGCGTTTAACCGCACTAAAAGCTAAAAATATGGGGTGTGCAGTTTATTAAAAGTAACTTGCACACATTTATTTTAAACGTTTTTGAATGGGTTGGTAAAATAACTTCCATAAAAACTTGCTTTTTAAAACCGCAATAAGCTATAATTTACGTAAGTCTATCGTAGGATTTTTACACAATCTGTGCACACTAAAAATTATGTGCAAAATTTTACCAATTATTTTTACACACCGTGTAGTTATTTTTCGTATTTTTTGCACACTTTTTTACACACTAACGAAAGGAGCACGTGTATGAAACCGCAACTAAAACTTGTAGATAATTTTACAAGTTCAACAGCACCATCAAAGATTGTTATACAAAAAGGTGTTGTTATTAAAAAAAGAGAAAACAGTGATGCTTGGCAAATTTACATTACTGTGAAAGGCAAAACGCCAATAAGAAAAAGTGCCAATACCGACAATGTTGAAAAGGCAAAGCAGATGGCACTTACTTTGTTTGCAGAAAAAAACTACAAAGTTGAGAACAATTTGCCTATCCAAAAGCATCTGTTTGCAGATGTTGCTAACAAGTACATTGCTGACTTAGACAGATTGGTGAGCAATGGTGCAAAAAAAGAGGCAACTGCTACGTTTGCTAAAACAACAATCAGTAACTACTTTGTACCCTACTTTGGTAAAACTTCTGTTGAAGCAATAAACAGAGTTGCTATTGCAGATTTCCAAAAGTGGAGAATTGAGAACAGTGTAAAATTTGAAGATGGTGTAAGATGCAAGCCGAGCACTGCAACTCTTAACAAGGAAGAAACTGAACTTAACAAGATGTTGGAGTTTGCACTTGATAAAGGATACATCAGTCAAAAGCCTTCTATCAAAAAAACTAAAGTTAAGTCTAATAGACATCCTCACTTTACTAAGCCAGAGTTTAGAAAGCTAGTTAGAAAGTTGCGTATGTTTATTGAAGCAAGTCCAAATGCAAGTATTAGACAACAACGTGTTTTGATGTACAGTGCGATTGCGATACTTGTTGGCACTGGCTTACGTCCACACGAACTTATGCCAGACGCAGAAAAAGCTAGCAAAGGTTTGAAATGGAAAGATGTGCGTATTGTAGACAACGATGAAAAGGTTGGCAAAAAATACGTGAAAATCCATATCCACAAACTTAACAGCAAGACTGGTAAGGCACGTGATGTTTATGCTAGTGGTAGTGTGCATTGGCACTTTACAAGACTGCGAGAAAAACTAGACACTAGATGGGTTGAAATACAAAAAATTTTCAACAGTGATTTTAGACGTAGTTTCAAAAGTTTTCTAACTTGGGCAAACATGAGAACAAATGCAGAAGGTGAAAATTACTGCATGTATTCTTTCAGACACAGTTATGCTACTTGGAAAATAGAAGCTGGTGTTCCAATCAAACAACTTGCAGACGTGATGGGTAATTCAGTTGCAATAATTGAAAAACATTATTCACACGCATTAACTGCAAACTTTAAAGAAAACTTCATTTAAACACACACTGATAGGTATTAAGATTTTTACCTATCAGTGTGGCGGCACATTCACATAAATATTTTGCTGGTGTTGCACGTTACTTCCATTCGGCATATATCGACATCCGTAACGTATTACTTGCAAGTTTGTCAAACTTGGCTCTCATACACGTGCTTATACAGTTGGTTAAGTTTGGCGCAACACCAGCACAACAAAAAGGAATAGAATGAAAAACAGAATAGAACAAAAATTTTTAGAAGTGCTGAAACAATTTGCAGATGGTTATTGGACAAATGAAATTGAACAAGCACACGAATTATTTGATACACCTTACCCACCAAAAGATGACAAAGATTACATAAAGAAAACTACTTTTTTAGACAATGCTAAAAGAAGCAAATTACAGATGCTTAAATATTTGGCACAAGCAAAAAGTGGTGCACTACATCCTACTGGTGAAAATTCACAAGAAGAAAAACAAGAAGCAAACAAATTGATAACACTGGCTGAAAAGAGAATTACACAAAATTAATGAACAAGTGTTATGGCACATCTTCCGTTTAGAATTTTTTTAGATACACAGAATATCATTTCACAACAATCAACCCCACCCTTTCACGTAGAAATTTGCGATTGGTTAGAAAGCACCAACGATGACAGCAGAAGATTGTTGCAAGTTTTTAGACACGGCGGCAAAAGTTATATAATTGGTGCGTACGTGTGTTGGAATTTGTTACAAAATCCAAATTGGACTTGCTTGCTTATATCTGCAAAACGTAACTTAGCACTGCGAAACAGCTTGTTCATACGTTCAATGATAGAACATCATCCACTGTTGCAACATTTGAAATCAGACTTGTATCAATGGAAGTCAGAAACGTTCACTGTTGACAGAGATGTTATGCAACTGAATCCATCTGTTACTGTGACAAGTTTAGGTGCAAGTTTTACTGGTTATCACTCTGACATGATTATTGCTGATGATATTGAAACAAGTGACAACTGTATTTCAGAAGCACAAAGGATAAAGATAAAAGAACGTGTCAGTGAATTTGGAAAACTTTCAAATAGAATTTTATGTGTTGGAACACCACACACAGAAGATACGATTTACAACCATTTAGAAGATGTTGGATATGAGGCGAAAAAAATACCAGTTATCAGAACACGTGAAAAACTGTTGGCAGATAGCACTGTTGATGAAGAAGAATATCTTGCTTGGCAAAATCACCCACAAGGTATGTTCACGCACAAATGGTTAGAACAACAACGTATGGAAACAACAGATGGTGACTTCAATTCACAATACATGCTGATACCACAAACAACTTATCAACCATTGGTACAGCTAGAAAAAATCAATTACTACAAAGAAGACTTTTTATGGAACTACGTTTCACAACCTTTTGGCAACTACATTGCAGACTGCAGATTAGGCAAGAAAAAAATACAACGTATCTGTGCGGCTTGGGATGCTGCGACTGGACTTAAAGGCAGAGACAACAGTGTTTTAAGTATTTGTGCAAAAGATGAAGACAACAATGTTTATGTGCACGATGTTGCTGTTTTGTCAGCTGTTGATGACGACAGAAGTTTTGATAATCAATGCAAAGAAGTGATAGCTTTGTGTGCGAAGCATAAGATTGGACACGTGTTTGTGGAAGAAAACTTTAGTTCAACACTTGCAAATGAACTGAGACGTGTTGCACGTGAACTTAAATTAGCAATAAATGTCATTCCAAAATTTAGAAGTCAGAACAAATTGCATTTTATCGCACAAACATTGGAGCCAATCATTAAAGTTGGCAAGATGTATGTGCATGAAAGAGTGAAAGATAACAGTCCATTTTTAGATGAACTGCAAGCATTTCCACGTGCAAATAAAATGGATGACTGCATTGATGCAACAAGTGAAGCAATAAGTCACTTACCAGAATTGCAAGTAGATATTTCTAAGCTTGCAAAAATTCACAATCCTCTCCAACAAAACTTTAAGAACTTTTCAATATCGGAAGGAATGAACTAATCTTAAGCCGTCTTGTGATAAATATTTTTAGTTTTTTGTACAAGAATATTTATTATTTTTTTTTTGTATATACGCACGCACGTGCGAAAGAGATTTAGAAAGAAGGAGAAATTTTTATGTGTGCACCAAGTCGCCCAAGTCCACCACCAGCACCACAGCCAGCACCACAGCCAGCACCTACTGAAACAACAGACAGAAGTGCGAGACGTGTAGGCAGAACACTGAGACAAGCATCACCATCACAGAGAGGCAGAGGTGTTTTGATAAGAAGTAGAAATCCACTTGGCATCGCAAGTGATAGAACACAGAATTTAGGAACGAGACGAAGTTTATTGACTGCAATTCCAAATCCATTAACAGTTCAAATTGGGGGTTACTAGTATGTGTCTTCCAAAACCTAAAATGCCAGACTTCAATGCACAAATGAAAGCACAACAAGAAGAACTTGCAAAACAAAGACAAGCTGATGCAGAAGCAGAAAGAGACGCAACTATGAGGAAGGCAAGAGCAGATGCAAAAAGATTACAGAAAAGAAGACGAGGCAGATCAACACTTATTTCTCGTACTGGCGGCAGTGGCAGTTTAGGTATTTTAGACTACACGCCAACAACAGCTGGCTTACGTCCACTGGGTGAAGGCACACTAGCATAACAAACTCAATTATGAAAACAGAAATAATCCAACAGACTTACAAGTTGGCGAAAGCCGCACGTGAGAAACACGAAGAAGAAATATCAGAAGCATACAAATTCACACGTCCAAACAGAGACATTTGGAGAAACAGAGAAGCACAAACAGATAGAACAAAAATATTTGACAGCACTGCACCAGACAGTGTGCAGAACTTAGTTTCAACAATATTAAACTTGCTTATCCCACAAAACCAACAATGGGCAAATTTAAGTGTTAGAGAAGATGTAAAAGAAGAAGTTGCAAGTGACATCAAAAGACAGTTAGACAGAGCAAACAGAACAGTTTTTAAAACAATCAGAGATAGCAATTTTTACATTGCGGCATCGGAAAGTTTAACAGATGCAGTGATAAGTGGTTGCGGTGCTATTGGTATGTATGAAACTGAAAATGAAATAGAATTTATTGGTATACCAACTTATCAACTTTACTTTTTAGACAACTACAAAGGTGATGTTGATTGTGTTTTTAGAGAACATCAAGTCACAGCACAATACTTGTTTGAGAACTACAAAAACATACCAGACACAATAAAGAAAGCCGCAACAGAAGCACCACAAACAATGATACCAATTACAGAAAATTGTATGAGGGCAACTGGTGAAGAAGATTTTACTTACACTGTTATGGTTGGCAAAGAACTTGTGCCAATATTTCAAAAGAAAATGAAAACACAGATGTTTGTTGTTTTTAGATTTGGCAGAACAATTGGTGAAGTTTGGGGAGAGAGCCCAACACGTATGGCTTTGCCTTACATTAGAACAATCAATGAAGCAACTATGTTGCAGATGCAAGCCGCAAGTTTCAGCAGCTTGGGTGCTTGGCAAGTTAACAGTGAGACAGCAGTAAACTTCGCAAACGTTAGATTGAAAGCTGGCGATGTAATTACAGTTGATCAACCACTACAGCCAATACCATTTGCTGGTAACTTCACAATCACAGATGCAACAATACAAGATACTCGTGCACAGATAAGACGAATGATGTTCAATGATGTAATCTTGCCACCAGAAGGTTCGCCTACTATGACTGCAACTGAGATACAGATTAGGCAAGCAGAATTTTACAGAAGATTGGGTACGTATGGTTTGAGATTAGAACAAGAATTCTTACGTCCAATAATTTTTAACCTTGTGAAACGTTTACAAATGAGAGGAGCTGTACCAGAATTTGTGACAGACAAACAAGCATTTGAAATAGTTGTGAACAGTGCTGTAAAAAGAGGCATTGCGTTGAGTGAGATACAGAGAGATTTACAGTTGTTGCAAGTGGTATCGCAACTGGGCAATGAAGCTGTATTGAACATTGATACTACCAAATTGGCACGTAAGATACTGCGTGATGGAGACATGTCACCAGAAGTGCTGCGAAGTGAAAATGATGTGAATGAAATGAAAGAGAACATGCTACAGCAACAACAGCTGGCACAAGCCGCACAGCAAGTGATACAACAGCAGACTGAAAATTAGTTTACCATTTACCAATAAAAGAGTCGTTTTCACACACACAGATTTAATAAAATTAAATAACTGAAAAGAAAGAAAATGAAACAAAAAGAAATACAAGAACACTACAAACGTGTGTTTGAAACACCCAGTGGACAGCAAGTCTTACTGGACTTGGAACGTGTAACAAACACAACACGTGTGACAGCAGATTCACCAAATCCATACAGTGCAATCTACATAGTGGCTCAACAACAACTGCTGAAACGTATTAGAAATATGTGTCAACTGCGTACAGCAAAATTAGAAAAGGATAACATCTAAAATGGAACAAACTGAAACGAACACACAACAACAGACGACTGCAACTGAAACAGCAGTAGAAACTAATGAAAATAATACACAAACGCAGACAAATCTGCTCAATACAGAAACCGCAAAAAACGTTACAGAAGATACTGAACGTCCTACGTGGCTACCAGAAAAATTTAAGACTGCGGAAGACTTGGCGAAAAGTTATACGGAACTTGAAAAGACATTGGCTGACAAGTCTCCAAAAATACCCACCGAATATGATTTTTCCTATGCAAAAGAATTTGGACTGGCAGATATGGATGATGAATTGCGAGGAGAAGTCACGCAAGCATTCCAATCAGCAAAACTTACAGACGCACAAGCAAAACAAGTGATGGCACTGTACAGTGATCAAATAAACAAATTTACAGAAAACTTACAAAATGCACCACGCACTGACTTGCAACAAGAACAGAGTGCATTGCAGAACACGTGGAAAGACAAGTATGCGGACAACATAAACGCAGTGAAACAGTTTGCAGAAACACTGCCTAAAAGAATGTTAGAACACCCACTTGTTGATACAGCAGAAGGTATACAGTTCTTACAAAACATTATGATGAACAACGTACAAAATCCAATAGTGAACACACAAACTAATCAACCAAGTGTGGTTTCAATCAGAGAGCAGATAAATGAAATGCGTGCTGATGACAAAATGAAACTGCCGCAAGGTGATCCAGTTGGTGAGGCACACAGACAAAAGCTTTACACTCTTTACGAAGAATTAGAAAGAGTCAAACAGTAGTCTACTAAAAAGTGAATAGACTCGTTATTGTTTGACAACAATAATGAAAGTGTGTTGCATTGAAAATA